GTTCTGGCGATACGATCCGCACTGGTCGCCTCGGCAACCTGTACGGCGTGGAGATTTTCCAATCGTCCAACTGCCCGTGGCTGCATTGCGAAGCAACCGACGATGCCACGGCTACCCTGTTCTCGGGAACTGCTTCGGCTACCACCGGAACTGATGCGTTCGGCCTGTCGTATGACTTCACTGGTCACTCGGCTACCAAGTACCGTGTCTGTTCGTTGTTCCACAAGGAAGCCAACGTCCTTGTTGAGCAGCAGTCGGTTCGCACTCAGGCTCAGTACAAGCAAGAGTACCTCTCGACTCTGGTGACGGCTGACACGGTGTATGGCGTGAAGAACCTTCGCGGATATGCTGGCGTGGCTCTGATCGTTCCGGCCTGATGAATCCGGGGGAGGCTTCGGCTTCCCCCACTTAACTTGAAAGGAGATTCATCATGGCGAATACAATCACGGTTGATCGTGTTGAACAGGGAAACAAGCAGTTCCAAGGCGCATTCAGTGAGATGTGGGCTGTTACCGGAACCATTTCAGATCAGGACGCAGTTGCTATCGGTGACACCCTGTCGGTCAACATGACTGTTCCTGGCGTTGCTCTCGGTGACATGGTTATCGGCACGAGTCTCACTGTCGATTACTTTGACGCTGGTGGTGATGGTGCTGTTATAGGAGCGTCTGTTGGCTCTGCAAACACGGTTCTTTTCACCATCCATGCTGACGTTGCGGAGTTCGCGGCTGATGCCTTGAACGGTGCGACAATCAAGATTCTCGTCGGGCGTCCAGCCTGGTAATAACAGCCCCCTCTTCGGAGGGGGTTCTTGCATTGGAGAACAGACATGGATGTAAACTCATTCGGCCCACTCTTGCTTAGCCCTACTGCGGTAGATGCCGATGGTGTCTGCGCTTCGCAATCTCCGGGGGCAGGGGCAATCCTAATTAACGGAGCATTCGCAACGGCGGGTGTTGCAACGATTACTCTCAACGGAGCGCATCTTGTCCGACTGACTTCGGGCGGAAACGATGCAGGTATCACATTCACCTTTACCGGAACCGACTCAAACGGTCGGGCGCAATCGGAAACGGTTGCGGGTACGAATGCTGGCAACTCGAATACAACCAAGTATTTCAAGACGATCACTGCGATTACGGCATCTGCTGCAGTAGCCACGACAATCGTTGTCGGCAACCTGATAGACTCAGTATCGAACACCATCAACCCGAATCTGGATACTTCGCCAATCGCCATTGGAATTGGTGTGACATTGGTTAGCGGAACTGTTACCTACAAGGTTCAGCATTCCTACCAAGACGGTCGCAGTTCGCATCCGTCGCTCTGGTTCGACAACTCTGCAGGCGCAAAGTCTGCGTCATCCGAAGCAACATATTCGGCCCCTGTTGCGTGTATTCGACTGCTTGTTTCAGCGTCGGCGTCGGCGGTACTGAGTGCTGCGGTGGTGCAGGGTGGTTAAATTTCGTTGCAAGCGCAGTGGCAACTTTGTAGCGTTCTCAAGCGAGGACGACATTCGCCACATGCGTACTCACGAAGGTTACGAGGAGGTAGGAAATGAAGCCCATGCCGATGAAGCCGTCAAAGTCACGCAAGCCGCCGAAGCGCAAGAAGTGCTGAAACCGAAGCGAGGAAGGCCGCGCAAAGAAGAAGTGATGGAGATTTGATATGGCAACATACGCTAATGGATTGATCGAGTGGGGGGGCGGGGCGGGGCAACCTGTCTATGTGAAGCAACCGGACGGATCAATGAAAAACGTGGGCGCTCCAGAACACGGAGAGTCTGCCTCGTATGTTGCTAGGGCTGTCTCTGACCCTCAAGTAGAGAAGGTAATCGCCCTCTACAACGCCAATCCTTCGTATCTGAACAACGAGCAGAGAGCATTCATTGCCGCTGGCATGGGAGGTCTGGATTCGTTTGGGCAAGGGTACAGATGGGGAGCGCAGAATCTTTTTGACAATGTTTTCGACCCACAACAAGCCGGATACTTGCTTCAGTCTGGATTTGCAAATTACCTGTCTCCAGCAGACGTTTCCGCAGGACAGCAATTCAACTACGATCAGTCACCGGCGCAACAGTCAGCGCGTGATGACGATGGCGGGTTATTCAGCAATCCATTAATGATGGCAGCCCTGATTGCCGGTGGTGGCTATCTGCTTGGCCCTGCTGGTGCTGGATTGTGGGGTGCAGAAGTGGGGGCTGGCTCTGGAATGCTAGGTTCTGGAATGAGCGCAGGACAACTAAGTTCATTGGGAATGAATGTCGGCTACGGAACGGCTTTATCAGGGACTGCTGGCGCATTGGGAGGAGCGGCAGCGTTATCGAATGCAGGGGGCGGTATGCTTGAAGGAACTGATTGGTGGAACGAACTTACTGACTACGGTAGCGGGGCTGGAACTAGCGGAGGATCGTCGCTTGATCTTTCAAGTCTATATCCTGACTTCACAAACTACTCTGGGCAAATGTCGAGCATTCCTGGGCTTGAGCAATCGCTTACGCAGGTTCCGTTGAACCTATCTGCTGGCGCTGGACTTGCATCTACTCCGTGGTATCAACAACTTCTCCAACAAGCCGCAGATAACCCACTCGGAACCGCAAATCAAACCCTGAAAGCCCTGAATTCCTCCGGCCTACTTTCCGGGGGGCTAAGTGCCGTTGGCGGATACTTGTCTGGAAATGCAGCGCAAGACGCCGCATCGAAAGCCGCTGCTGCACAAATCGAAGCAGCGAAAATCGCCGCCGATGCTGCTAAGTTCAAACCAATCGGCGTTACAACGAGATTCGGGCAATCCGACTTCACCAAGGACGCGAACGGCAACGTAATAGGTGCAGGATATAACCTGACTCCTGATGTCAAGGCGCAACAAGATGCACTGATGGCTCAGTCTGGTCAGATGCTCAGTCAGTATCAGAACGCTCCTGCCGCCTTCGCTCCGATGGGCGATGCTGGACAACGCGCAATGTCGCTCGGAAACCAGTACCTTGCTACCGATCCGGCAGCACAGGCACAGAAGTACATGCAAGAGCAACAGGCACTATTGGCGACTGGACGCGACCGTGATATGAGCCAGATGCTATCTGGCGAATACAACCGTGGGACGTATGGCCTGGCTACCGGCGCAACCGGGATGATGGGCGCGGCGAATCCGCGACTGGAAGCCCTGATGAATGCACAGCGCCAACAGGATTTGGGCTTGGCAGCACAGGCGACACAGGGCGGCATGGATTACGCGAAATTTGGTGCAGGCATGGTCGGCACTGGCGGTGATCTGACGAAGGGAATGTATGCAGGACAAACCGCCGCATACGATCCGTACAAAACGGCTCTAGGAGGCGCACAGACGCTCGAAGGACTTGGGCAGCAGGCTTTGACTATGGGCATGGATTTAGGCCGTCAAACGTCGAATGCTGCGGCTGGAGGACTATTGGCGCAGGGCATGAACAGTGCGGCGCAAACGATGCAGCCGGCGAATGCGTACAGTCCGTGGGGTGCGATGCTGAGTGGGGCGGGGAATGCCGTAGCGAATTACACGAATCCTGCTGTCAATCAGCAGTACAAGTTTGATCCATTCACCGGGAGGCCGCTGTAATGGCTGACAATATCGTAGAAAGTCTATTCGGGCCGCAACCGTGGCAGATACAGCAGCAGCAGAATGCGAATCTTGGTGTAGCGGCTGACAAATACGCTTCGCAAGACCCGTTTCAGCGTGCGGCTGGACAGATGTTTCGTGGAGGCGGCATGTTGGGCGGAGTTGCTGCCGAGGGCATGGGCTATGTTAATCCCGCTGCCGAACAAGCAAAGTTGCGTGAGAGCGTAATGTCGACGGGCGGCGACCTGACGACTTCGGCTGGACTGAAAGCGAAGGCGGCACAATTCGCACAAGCTGGCGATCAGCAGACGGCGATGAAGTTGATTATGTTGGCAAAGCAACAGGAGGCAAAGGAGCAAGAGATGCTTATGGCTTCTCGCAAACAAGCTCTTGGCGAGAGAAAGCAGGAGTTCCAAGAGACTGAGGCGTTTGATCTGAAGAAAACAGAGGCAATGGAACGCTTGAGATTGCGCGAAAAAGAGATAGAAAGCCAAGCAGCCATTGCAAAACAACGTGGCGAAGATTTGAGCCAGTACCGTAATGCAATGATTGAGAACCGACAGGCAATGCTTGCGCTTGCTCAATCAAAACAACAGGGCGCTAGTGGGCTTGGTAAGCCGCCTGCCGGATACCGTTACACCGCTGATGGTAATTTGGAGCCAATTCCAGGTGGGCCGAAAGACATGACGGCCAAAAACAAGGCTATCTCAGATACAACTGAGATGAAATCGAAGCTCGTAATTCAGAAGGTTGACGAGGCGCTGAAAGAGACTGGATTCTTCTCTACCGGACTGACTGGTGAAGTTCTTGGGATGATTCCTGGAACTAAAGCTTACGATCTGGATGCGACTTTGGATACCATCAAGGCAAATCTCGGATTCAATGAATTGCAAGCGATGCGGCAGGCTTCGCCTACTGGCGGCGCGTTGGGGCAGGTTGCTGTGAGAGAACTTGAGATGCTTCAGGCAACAATTGCATCGCTGAAGAAAGGTCAGAGCCAAGCAAAACTCCGCAATGGCCTAAATCAAGTGAAAATGCACTACGGCAACTGGAAGAAGGCCGTCGACCAGTCTGCTGCTCAAGAAGGTGGTGCGCCTATTAGTGGCGGGAAGCCTACTGGTTCTGCTGTTGATGCCGCTTTGGAGAAGTACAAATAATGGCTGATCTTGCTCAAGTCGAAGCGGCCTTCCTGAAGGCTGATGCTGCCGGAGACACGGAAGCAGCCGGTGTGCTTGCTGAGGAAGTTCGCCGGCTACGCTCTGAAGTCGCCGTACCGTCAAAGCCGACTTTATCGCCCGAACAGATCGCAGAGCAAAAGCAACGTGCAACAAAGTCAATGATCCGCGCTGAACGTGGCACTGCAAGGAACATCGTTGGCGACATAGTTGCTGGTGCTGGTGCACTTGGCGGAAAGATTCTCGACATCCCGGCGAAGATGCTTGATGCTCCGTGGTTGCGTAGCGAGGCTAGCTTGGCCCAAGACGTAGCGGATAAGAGTAGCGGCGCTTATCTTGCTGGAGGATTACTTGACCCAATTGCACAAGCAGCAGGCTCAGGAGCATTTGCTGCCGCATCACGCGCACCGGCAATCCCGAAAGTCGCTGAAGCAACGTCAACGTACCTGAAGAATATTGCAGCCGGTGGCGCGACGGGGGCCGGTTTGTCTGCGGCCCAGGGTGGCGATGCAGCGGAAGGTGGATTGTTCGGCGCAGGTATTACTGCTGCTCTCGGAAGCCCTGCGCTGGCAAAAGTTGTATCGAATATGTCTGGTGCAGCAAGGAACGTTGGAAATTCGCTTTGGGCAACGCTATCCAAAGGAGGCCGCGCTTCCATCGGGCAAAAAATGGTTCTCGATCAACTTCAGCCAGCAGAAAAAGACGCTGTGCTGAAGATACTCAGTACCAAGGGGGTTGATGTTTCTGAGCTAGGACAACCACTGACTACTGCACAAACTCTTGGTCAGGCCCGCATTGGGCAGCAAGTAAAGGCTCCCGCAGGGGCGCGAGTTGCCGCACTTGAGAGTGAAATTTCCAAGATGCCTGGTGGAGAAAATCTGAATGCGATTGCTGCTGCACAGCAAGGGGCTTCCCGTGAAATGATGGGAACGCTATCTGGAGGAAGGAATGCTCCGATTGATCCGCTGATTGGTATGTCTGCTGATGATATAGCACTAGCGAAAGTTAAAGCAGCAAGAACAGCTACAGCACAGAAACTATACCCGCAAGGCGAAGTTTCTGGCGACCGTGCGCTTAACGAAATCATGGATCGTCCCGCTGTCACTCGCGCTCTTGGAATCGAAGAACGAAGCGCAGGGAATGTTCCAAGGGCCACGCAGATTGGCAAGGATGCTCCTGCAAAGACGGTGTATCAAGGTGTTTTCACTGATTGGCAGCAGACCCCGTACAAAGAGGACATGCCTGAACAGTTCGCTAAATACTCCATCAAGTCATTGCAGAATCAGTACCGATTGATGGAAAAGGAAGTCAACCGCCTGATGAAGTCTCCGGCATCTACGGACGAGACTCTAGGTTACGAACTACGAGAAGCGAAGAATGCGCTAGGCGCATGGCTGTCAGAGAAATCGCCTGAATGGGCGCAGGCAAACCGTATCTTTGCATTCCAGTCTGTTCCGGCGAATCAGATGAAAGTTGGAACCGCGCTGTCGCAGAAGATGGAGCAATCGCCAGAAGCCTTCTTGAAGGCGACTGAGGCTATTCCTGCTCAAGAGAGGTTGATCCGTCAGGCAACTGGAAGGCCGAACCAGCAATTGTCTGATATGTTTAATCTTGGACAGATGAGCAAGATTTCTGGGCTTCGTAATGCTTCACAGATTACTGGAGAAGTTCAGGAATTGCAGAAGTTGGCAAAAGCTAATCTCGGAGATGAACGGGCATTCCAACTGCCAAACTTGCTTAATGTTTGGGTTGCTGTGGCTAACAAACTTGCGCGAGAAACCGCAAAATCAACGGTTGATGATGTGACAAGAGAAGCCGCTAAAGTATTGGCTGACCCGGCTTTGTTGAGAGAATTGCTTTCAAAAGATGCGGCAAGACGTGCTGCTATTGCAAGGCCAATGTCTACAGCTAGGATGGCCCCGATTGTTGGTGGAGCAAGTAACATTCAAGGAATGATGTCAGGAGCAAACCAATAATGGCAACGTATTTGGAATGTGTTAACGAAGTCCTCTCCCGCCTACGCGAATCCAGCGTAGCCAGCGTTACGACCAGTGCCTACTCAACGCTGATTGGCCGATACATCAACGATTCCCGCAGACAAGTGGAGGACGCATGGAATTGGGACTGCCTCTCCACAACCATCACCATTCCAACGGTAGCCGGAACTAGCACCTACACAGTTACCGGATCAGGCATTCGGCAGCGGGATATAACGGTCAATGACACGACCAACAAACTCACGCTTCGCAATGTCCCGATTCAGTGGATTCTCGATCAGCAGCAGTTGAGCGCGGTGTCATCGAGCGTACCATGCTATTACGCATGGAATGGGACGGACGGGACGGACAGCAAAGTGGAATTGTTCCCTACCCCGATGGCGGTCTATTCGCTCAAGTTCAACATGATTGTCCCGCAGACGACTCTAACGGCAGACGCCGACATAATCACAGTACCCTCTGAGCCGGTCATAGCAGGCGCATACGCCCGCGCAATCGTTGAGAGGGGCGAAGATGGCGGGCTAACCTCTGGAGAGGCTTACGGGCTGTTTAAGTCAGTCCTGAGCGACTATATCTCGCTTGAGAAAGAACGATTTACTGAATTCGACTGTTTTGAGGCTACCTAAGTGGCTGACAATATCACGCCATTCTCGATTTCAGCGCCAGGCTTCAACGGTCTGAATCTGTCGGATTCGCCTGTTGATCTTCCGGCGAGTTTTGCGCTTGAAGCTACAAACTGCGTTATCGACAAGTCGGGCAGGATTGCCTCACGCAAAGGATGGACGCGAGCAAGTACGGCAAATGCCCAACTATCTACAAGCAACATTACTTGCATCGGTGAATTGATAGAGAACGATGGAACGGCGACAACGCTGTGTGCGGGTGGCGGATATTTGTTCAAACTAAGCGGGACAACACTAACGACCCTGACCTATGGCGGTGGTGGCGTAGCTCCGACGATCAATGCAAACAACTGGAAATTCTGCCAACTGAACGGTGTAGCGATGTTCTGGCAGCGTAGTTATGATCCGCTGATCTACGATCCTGCTGTATCTGCAACGACATTCAGAAGGCTCAACGAGAAATCTGGAACCGCTGGAACCGTGTATCAGTGCAACGAGGCGATTGCGGCCTATGGCCGTGTTTGGGCGGCAGATACCGCTACGGACAAGCAAACCGTTGTATTCAGTGATTTGCTGGCCCCGCATATCTGGACTGGCGGAACATCGGGGTCGCTGAATGTCGGGCAAGTGTGGCCGTCTGGTGGAGATGAAATCGTCGCATTGGCAGCGCACAACAATTTCCTGTTCATTATGGGGCGGTTCCAAATCCTGATTTACTCCGGTGCGGATACTCCTTCAACGATGAAGTTGCAGGATTCGATTGTTGGTATTGGATGTATTGCCAGGGATTCCGTACAGAACGCAGGCGATGATGTTGTGTTCCTGTCTGATAGTGGTATTCGCTCGTTATTGAGGACAATTCAAGAGAAGTCTGCCCCTATTCGCAAGTTGAGTCAGAACGTGCAGGTCGACATGATGGGTGCGGTTGATCTTGAGAATACCGACAACATCAAGGCTGTATACAGTGCGTCAAATAACTTCTATCTGATAACGCTTCCGGCTACCGCTGTTACCTATTGCTTCGATATGCGCTCAGTTCTTGAGAATGGAGCAGCTAGAACTTCAACATGGTCGCTGGTCGCAAAGTCGTTCTATGAAACAAAGGATCGCGTTTTATACATGGGAAATGCAGGGTATCTTGGCGATCATACTGGATACTACGATGATGCTGCCGTGTATCGCATGGCGTATTACACGACTTGGATTGACTTCGGCAATCCGATACAGACTTCTATTCTGAAAAAAGTGCTTGTAACCCTGATTGGACTGTCAAGCCAGACAGTCGTGTTTAAGTGGGGATATGACTACAATTCCGCTCAGTTCTCGCAGACATCAACACTTGCAGGCGTGTCGAATCCTTCTGAGTACGGTACGGCTGAATATGGAATATCAGAATATTCTGGAAACGTCGCAATCAATGTAATGTCAGTTCAGGGTAGTAGTTCTGGCCGCGTGTTGCAGTTTGGACTAGAGGCGCAAGTAGGCGGGTATCAGATCGCTATTCAGCGGATTGACCTATTCACGAAGGATGGAAGACTATGAGTGACTACATCAAAATAACAGACTATGCAGCAAAGGATGCGCTGCTAACAGGCAACCCATCAAAACTCGTCAAAGGAACTGAGATTGGTGCAGATTTAGATGCCGTCGCTGTTGCAGTAGCTACCAAATTCGATTCAACCGATCTTGGCGTAACCGTTCAAGCCTACGACGCCGATCTGACAACCTGGGCCGGCGTGACGCCTGGAACCGGAATCGCTACGGCGCTCGCTGTGAATGTCGGGACGGCTGGATCGCCGGTAATCAATGGAGGCGTACTTGGAACTCCATCGTCCGGTACTGTGACGAATCTTACCGGAACGGCTTCGATAAACATCAATGGGACTGTTGGAGCCACAACTCCTACTACGGCAGAATTCACTACGGCAACAGTGAATACTTCCATCGAACTCGGTCACGCCTCAGACACGACACTGACGCGAGTGAGTGCAGGTTTAATGGCGGTGGAAGGTGCAACTGTTGCAACACTCAGCACGGACCAAACATGGACAGGCGCGCAGCGCGGTACTGTAACTGCTGACAACGACCTGTCTTTCGATCTATCCGTAACTAATAATTTCTCCTGTACGCCCTCTGCTGGTGGAACACTCACCTTTACCAACATTGCATCCTCTGCGGGACAATCAGGGTTGATCAAGCTGGTGAATGGTAGTAACTATGCGATAGCTGCTCATGCTAATACCAAGGTTGGTACCTCTACACTCAGTACCATTAGTGCTTCAGGTACGTACCTCCTGACTTACTTATGTGACGGTACTAACGTGTATGTGGTTAGTAGTGGAGCATTAGCATAATGAGCGTCCTACCTGTAGGAATGGGTAGCTCTGGCAGCTACCAAATCACCAACTCCGTCCGTCTTGCTGCGAGTCGGAATTGCTATTTTAGTAGGACTTTTGGGACGGCCACTAACCAAAACATCTTCACATGGTCTGGTTGGGCAAAACTAAGTGGTCAAGATACGACTGATTATGGTGAGTTGTTTGTTTGTCGGTCAGCAAGTTCAGACGCAGGTTTTGGTGTTCTGCAAGTTTATAACGGCAACCTTCGCTTCACTGGTTGGACGACGGTGTGGAGAACTACGACTCAAGAATTGCGCGACCCTTCGGGGTGGTATCACATTATCCTTTCCGTTGACACGACACAAACTACAGCAGCGAACCGAATCAAGATTTACATCAACGGGTCTGAGGTCACAGCGTTTTCTACCAACAACAACCCTACCCAAAGCACTACTGTTGGAATCAACACAAACACCAGCGCGTCTAGACTAGGTTCTGACGATCCAGCGGCATCGGCTAGAAAACTTGACGGCTACCTCTCCGAAGTCTATTTCATCGACGGTCAGCAACTCACACCTTCCAGCTTCGGAGAAACCAACTCCGATGGCGTCTGGGTTCCGAAAGCCTACACCGGAACCTACGGCACCAACGGATTCCATCTCGACTTCAAAGATGCCGCACTCACCGCAGGTAGCAACGCCGGACTTGGTAAGGATGTATCGGGCAACGGGAACTACTGGACGACGAACAACATCAGCGTGACTGCTGGCGTGACGTATGACAGCATGGTAGATACGCCGACGAATAACTATGCGACGTTGAATCCTTTATTGTACAACCGTACTTACGCCGCAACACTTAGTGAAGCAAACCTCACATATGCAAGAGGTGGGGCGGGGCAGACTTTGTACGGAAGTACGGTGTCCGTATCTTCTGGCAAATGGTACTTTGAATGCTATGTCAATAATAGTACCTCGTTCAGAGTTGGCTTTTGTCAAACCGACGATTATGCTAATTGGGGGAGCGTAGAAAAGAATGTTGGCACAGGAGCGAAAGGCTACGGATATTCTTCATCTGGGAATAAGACAAATAATGGGTCGGATGTAGCCTATGGCGATACATACGCCGCCACTAATCTTATTTCATGTGCGCTAGACATCGACAACGGGAAAATATGGTGGGCGAAGAATGGGACATGGCAAGCCTCTGGCGACCCTGCTGCCGGAACCAATGCGGCTTACACCTCAATATCTGGACTATTAACTCCCGCTATTTCTGCCGAATCCAACGGGGGTGGTTCTCTCAACTTCGGCCAGCGCCCCTTCACCTACACGCCCCCCACCGGATTCAAAGCACTCTGCACCGCGAATCTCCCGCAGGTTGCGATAGCGAAGCCAGCATCCTACTTCAACGCCAAGACTCGCACTGGAACTGGGGCTGCCTTCAACGTAACAGGGCAAGCATTTCAGCCTGATCTGGTATGGACGAAGGGCCGCAGCGGTGCGACAGATCATGCTTTGTACGACATTGTTCGTGGGGTGCAGAAGCAACTGGAATCGAATAACCAAGATGCTGAGACTACAGAAACCCAAGGGCTGACTGCATTCAATAGTGATGGGTTCTCTGGTGGTACGTTGGCTCAGATCAATACCAATGCTGCTACTTACATTGACTGGATGTGGAATGCTGGTGGTACAGGAGTAAGCAATACAGCAGGAAGCATCACGAGTACGGTGAGTGCGAATACGATTGCTGGATTCTCGATTGTTACTTATACGGGAACTGGCGCTAATGCCACGGTGGGACATGGGTTGGGTGTAGCTCCGAAGATGGTGATTGTTAAGCAACGCGGGGCAGGAACTAATGCGTGGTACGTCTACACCTCAACAACAGGCCCAACCAATTATCTGCTCCTTAATGACACTGTTGCTTCGTCTGCTTCTGCTACTGCTGCGTGGAATGGAACAGCACCTACTTCCACTGTGTTTTCACTCGGTAATGGTGCTGGCCCGAATAGTGCAACGACATACGTCGCCTACTGCTTCGCAGAAATCGCAGGATACAGCAAGTTCGGTAGTTACACCGGCAACGGCTCGACGGATGGCCCGTTTGTTTATTGCGGGTTCAGGCCGAAGTATGTGTTGATTAAGGACAGCACTTCTGCTGCAAACTGGATTCTGTGGGATGTCGCCAGAGATACGTACAACGTGGTCGGTACGAACCTGTACCCAAATTCAAGCGCAGCAGACACCGCTTCTGGCGGCGCGTTAGACTTTACGGCCAATGGGTTCAAGATGAGAACAGCCGGCGCTGGCTACAACACGAACAGCAACATACACATCTTCGCCGCTTTCGCAGAGTACCCATTCGGCGGCAGCAATGTCGCACCATCACCAGCGAGGTAATAAGAAATGTTCATAGATCAAGAAACACTCAAGCGCGTGAATATTGACGCGCCATATAAAGGCCGCAGCAAACTCGACACTCCTGAGATTCGTGCAGCGTGCGGTGTCATTGAGATTGCCGACCCCGTTCGCGGGGATGACAATCTTTTCTACAACCAAGAGATTGATGACGCACCGTATCTGATCGTCACGCCGAAACCAGCGGAGATGATAGAAGCTGCTCGCGTTGCGAAACTTGATCAGCAAATTCTCGCTCTTGAAAAACAAGCCATTGAGCAGGGGCTAATTCGAACGATCATTGATGATCTTCTGATCCGGTCGCTGCAAATTGCCGCTGCTGCTAATCCACCTGTGACCGAAGCTGAATTGATTGATCCAGAGTCGCCAAACTACTCACGCGCATATCATAAGGTTCACACGAACGCTGCTGCTCGTGCAATATTGAGGTCGCAACGATGAAGAAACTCGCCATCATCCTAGTCCTATGGCTGCCATTCAGCATCGCCGCGTTGCTGTCAGTGCCCATCAGCCTAGCCGCAATCATGCTGGAAGAAAATATCTACGGCAAAGATGTTCTTCGCGCAATGGACAAATTGTTGGCGGCCTTGTGCGGATTTAGTGGGTACTTCACTCTGAGCGCGGAATGCGGAGTTGCTACTGAGCAACCTTGGGCTGGACTTCGATGGGTACTGGATAAGATTCAAGCAGGGCATTGCGAAGGCGCAGCAAAGAACGAAGGTCTTACCTGAATATAGGTCAACGCATCTGCCCCACAGAGGGCGGGAAGGAACGAATCATGCCTGAATGGATTATTCAACTAGGAGTGGTTACTATGGTTGGCGGATTAGGATGGTTCTTGCGAAGCAAGGACGAGTTCCAGGCGAAGCAAATTGCCCTGCTATTCGTGAAACATGACGAGGACGCCAAGGCACTTCAGGACTTGCGAATCCAGATCGCCAGTAATCACTACGTCAAGCAGGAGCTTGATTCGCGCTTTGATAAGTTGGAAGCCGCATTCAGTGCTGGATTCAAAACGCTTGGTGAGAAGTTCGATAGACTTGCCGACAGGCTGGCGCAGAATGGGCATGAGAAATGAACCTCGAATTATTCCGCGATGCCGAAGGCCGCTTTAACTTCGGAAAACTGTTTGTCGACGGGAAGTATCTTGGAGAGACACTCGAAGACCCTGAACGGGAGGTAAAGATAGATGGCGACACGGCTATACCTCGCGGGCGGTACAGAGTCACGCTCACCATGTCGAACCGATTCAAGCGGATCATGCCCTACGTCCATGACGTGCCAGGATTTGAGGGCGTCAGAATTCATGGAGGCAACACGGAGGCTGACACTCACGGTTGTCCGCTTTTGGGTGCTGTACGGACTCTCACTGGCATTGCTCAGTGTGCAGGGGTCAATCAGAGATTGATTGATTTAATCGACGCAGCAACAAAGCGAAATGAGGAAGTTTGGCTGGAGATATCGTGACCGAAGATCGTCTCGCAGATCGCCCTCGTACCCTGTGGGGATGGCTTGAGCGCAAGAACTTTGTCAGCGTTCATGCGTTCCTGCTGTACGTCACAACATGGATGACGTGGGAGATAACGATTCAGGCGTGGCGGTATGCTTTCACGACTTCGCTGACTTCCGGCATTGAAGCAGCAGCGGTGATTGGCGCTGTAACAGTTCCGTTTGCTGCATTGCAGGCGGCAGTATTCAAAATCTACTCGGAGTCACGGAAATGACCTTCTTGCTGGCAAACTGGAAACTTGTTCTGATAGGATTGCTGATCGCCAGCACCGCAATGTTTTACAAGCTCTGGCGCGAGGACGTTAGAGCGTTCAACGCCTACAAGATTGAAGTTGCTACACTCGGCAAGGCGGCTGAGATGGAGAAAGCGCGAATCGAATCAGAACACGCAAAAGTAACCAAGGAGATTAAAGATGCGATACCCAAAAAAATTGCTGCTGCCCGTTCTACTGCTGTTGCTAACTACATTGCCAGCCTGCCAGCACACTCCGGTAGCTGTGGCGTGTCCGGTGCTGCCAACAGTTCCGGTGGAACTGATGCAGCCGGCGCGGAATCAATTCCTGCTAGTGGAACCTTCATCCAAGACTGCGCCCAAGACGCCGCAACAGTAGGACTGTGGCAGGGCTGGGCAAGGGGAGTGGGCTTTCCGGTTAAGTAAGGCTCCGTATTGCCTCAGCGCAACCCTCAAGATTTTGTTTTACACAGACCTTCGCACACCGCTCCCTCTCCTGCTTGAGTCGTTCATCAAGCGCGGTTGAGTCGATGGGGAGGGCGAATGAAGCATCCGCGCATTCGCGTATTGCAGCCAACGCCTCCCGCAGCTTTGCTTCTCTGGCTTTGGATTTGATGAGGTCGCTTTGCCTTGCTGGAATCTCATTGATGTAGCTTAGTGCCTCATCCCGTTCCTTCGTCATGGCGGCGAGTTGCTCCCGTAATTCAGCTTCCACGCGCAGCATCCTTCCGCAACTCGGCGTTCTCAGCTTCCAGTTCAGCGATGCGCCAGTTTACTGCGAATTGAAAATCGCTAGGTGTCATGTAGTTCATCACTTCTCTCCTTGCGCGGCGGCGATCATGTTCATGTAGCACCCTCTAACTGTGTGATCTTTCGGGTTAGCAGAACTCATTGATATGTTCCCGTGCCTAATCATCTCCTCAGTCGGTTCCTTCGGCACCAGCACCATGCCTTCCGGGATGGATGCGGGGTGGAGGTAAAGCAGAGTTCCGTTCGGTCAAGGCGCCATGTTCCCGCGCTTTGTTTTCAGCCAACCGAAGCCAACCTCAAACACCGGCTCCGCATCCTTCATCCACTCCGCTTCAAGTCGAGCGGCGAAGTTTTGTAGTTCGTCATCGTTGCCCATGAATGTCTTAGTAGGTAGCACATTATTTCTGCGATCTACAAAACACTGATCCGCTATCAGCCGTACGTCATCTTTGTTCATCTCACCGCTCCTATCTTCCAAAGCTCCATCCAGACCTTGTCGGCCTCGCGTACATGGTTGTCCATCGAAGCCTCGTCGCCCATGTTGCCGGCGAGGTACGCGAGGGTCATCTCGAATCCGTATCGCAGGTTGAGCAGGAAGGTGTTCATTTCTTTTCCTCCTTCACCGCCAGATATTTCCAGTACGCACGACCCTGTGTACCCATGATGTAGGTGCATGTATCTGCCGTGCTACTCACTGGCTGCATCCCTAATACCTTGGCACAGACCTTGGGGGCTTGGGTCGCTCGTTCCTCACCCATCCACAGTCCCGCCACGAAACAGGCAACCGACCAGCAGGCAAAGAACACTATCAGATCGGCGTGAAACGGCTTTCTCGTTGGCTTCATTGATCCTCCCGATTTGTCGCACGATGTATTCACGATCCCTCTGCGCCACTGAGTCTAGGATGATGGCTTCGATGCTTTCAGCGGAACAGAGTTCGCCCTGTCGCGGATAGCCAT